AACTCACCCCCTTTGAGGTTTAATGCAAACGGCATATTTACGTCTGTTCGCATATCGTTTAGCACTGCTTCGGCATCAGGCCCAAGTTGTGCTATTTTCTTTCCATACTTCTTAAACGATTGTTTGAAAAGTCTGGTAAGTTCGGCAGTAGTAATTTGTTTCTTGTTTCTTTCGTCATTCACCCTGTCGAGGAAATGTTTGGTGAATTCGACATCAATACCAACAGCACCAAACAATCTGTCTGCGTACTTCTCTAGTTGGTCTAAATCAGATTTAGTGATTTCTTTTTGCGCCTGAAGGTCAACAATTGGATTCATTGTTCCAAGACCAGCGGTCACTGCATTCGCATTTAGGTCTGCGATTGGTTTCTGGAAATTATATGCAACCTCTTTAAACGAGAGCATAACATTACTTCATTACTACAGAAACCAGTTTCATCAATTGTGATTTACCACCCTTATTGATGATATCCATCATCTTCTTTTTGGTGTCTGGTTTAACTTGGTCAAGAGCCTGTGTCAGTGCAGACGCAGTGAAAAGGTCAATACGCATTGTACCATCCTTCATCTTGATTTTGTTATTCTGTTTATTTTTGACGATGTTCTTGAGAATTGCAACATTGTCTTCTGCAAGAAGATACTCAACTCCAAAGTTATCAGTGTTTTCTTGAACCTTCTTTGCAAGTTTAGATTCTCTCTTTGCACGAAGCGTTTCCATTCGTTTTAAGAACGACCTTGCTTCTCTGGTACGACCATCGTACATATTCTTCTTTTTCTTCTTTACTACAACTACTGAATTGTCATCACCAGTACCAGCGACAGCAGCACCTGTTGCGTTAGCAGGAGCATCTTCAGTCTTGATACCTAATGTTTCATCATTGTAGAAATTCTTCATGATATCTTGAAACTTTAAACTCATAATTCTAAATCCTCGATTCCTACTGCTTTAATGTCTTCTGCACTGACAAAGATTTTACTCTGTGTTGGCATATGAATTACAGGGAATACATCTACTCCTAAGATTGTGTCTTCTGGTGCGACTGCTTCAAATGTTTGAACCTCATCACCTTCTAACGCATCTGGTGTTTCTGCATCTTCCTCATCAAATGCAATATCGTTTGTTAACTTATATATACCTTTCGGTAACTTACCATCCTCTAGTGTTACTTCCTCTGCAATCGCATCATCAAGTTCATATCCATTTTCTTTTAAATACTTGAGGAATTCCTTTTCAAACATCTGTGGGTCTTCGACCCCCTCTTTGAAAGTGTCCTTCAATAAGAACAATGCTGCAGCATATGTACCAACTTTAGTACGCAACCCAGGCACCTTTTCAAAGAGTTTCTTAATATTGAAAACTAATTTATGAAGAACCGTGTATGCATTTTTTTCTTTGATGGTTCTTAATGTCGTAGGTTTGTTTGTGCCAGGCTCTGTAATACGGTTACCCTTGTTATCAATGATACCAAGTTTATACGCTTCCGTCTTTTGAAACGGAGTCGTAAGTAACTTAATAAACCTGTACGTTACAAATAAATCTATCGCTCTACCCATTATAGTTTCCTTAACACTCCAGAAATATACATATCTTCCATAATTTCTGGTAACTCCTTCTCTGGTAGTATACCAAGAAAATTCATAAAAGATTTCAAGTGCGGCCAATATTCTTGTTCAATTTTGAAAAACAACAAAGTTGAACACGCATCAGCACCAAACACATTATTCAGCACGATTATGTGATTCAGTAATAACCTCTCTTTCAATACTCCATGTTCACTGTATTTTCTCAAGAGTCTCTTGATATACTTGAACCTCTTCATATCATCGTGAAATTCTTTTTCACCTTCGCACTGTGGATTGTCGTAATGTTTTAGTGCGAACATCATTACATTGTCATTGGTTATTTTCTCAAACATATTACATAATCTTTGCTAGAATTCTATGTGTTCCCCCACTTGTTCTTTCGTATACAAAATTTAATGACCTACCACTCTCAGGCATATCATCAAACTCATCAATTGGTGTATCTGCTGATTTACCAAATGCACCACCATACTGAATCAAGGGAACAGAAATCTCTCCACTCTCCTCAGTAAATTGAACATCACCAAAATGAAGACCAACTCTCATGAGTTTTTGTCTCATCTCGCTGATTGCTTTTTCTGGACTTAGATATTCTCTATCTGCGATTGCACCAACGTATGCATTTAATTTTTCAATAACTGCTTCACTGGTAAGGTCACCCATGACCTCATTACCATCGACAGGATTATCACCATCTGCTGGATGGGGAGCTTCTTTCATATACTGCTTAAACGTCTTCATCGTTTTCCCCTGTTACTTCCTCATCAAATCCGTCTTCTTCATTTGGATTTACTTCAAGGATTTCTTGAAGAGGTTGAGATGATTCTTTCTTAACCTCTGCTGGTTTTTCCACTGGTTCAACCTTTTCGGTCTTACTAGGCAATGGTTGTCCACCAGCTCCGTATCTAATCGCTTCCATTTTTTACTCCTTAGTTTACAACTGAACCGTTACTTGCAATCACATACCATTTACTATTAGTAAACAGACAGGTTGCAGATTCACCGATTGCATTGAATTGTAATTGTGCAGAACCAGTTGCAGTACTACCCCAATTTGTTACAGTAACACGATAAGATGAACCAGATGATGGTGCAGTGGTCATGACAATAATTTTGACTTGACCGTTTGTGCCGTCACCTAAAGTTCCAGTTGCGGTTGTGTTTGTTGAAACCCCATTCAAATCTACAAGCGTAATTGAAGTAGTTGTATTGGGTGCTACACTACCTGTAATAGATTGTGCAGTACCATCCAACGCAATATAAGTTGGAATGTTGTTAAACAGGTTTGCAACACTAATCTTTTTGTTAACTGGTGTACCAGTTGGGTCATCAATTACATGAATTAAATCTTCAGATGCAATCGCATTTCCCAAGTCGGTCAACGCAGTAATTTTCTTATCTGCCATTTGTTATCTCCTATAAACCATCAACTCATCACCGCAGCGGCGACATCGTTTGCACCCTTTTTCTTCTTGGATGCAGATGGAATGCTACTGGTAACATCTTTATCGTTACCACCATTTAATTGTTGTAGGAACAAGTCACACTGTTGTAATGCACCACTGACAGCATAAATCTGTGCAGTGATATTTTGTTTGTCCTGTTCCAGTTTGTTGAGTGCAGACTTGTGTTGAGCAAGTTCTGCATCCAACGTCTGTTTTCTAATATTAATTTCAGTTTCAGTCAATGCTGACATAATCTATCTCCATGATTTAAAATTATATAATTACTTATGCGTTCTCTGGGGTTACGATATCCTCAGCGTCACCAGTAATACTAGATGCTGCAACCAGAGTTTCGTAATGAACTCTACCAGCACGACCACCAGTTCCTACGGTTCTCTTAACCCAACCAACGTGATAACCTTCTCTTTTGTTATCAATTGCAGTTTCACCAAGACCACGACTTGCAGTTACAGTTGCAGTCACACCAGTTAAACCGTGGTTCTCAGATGAACCAGCAGTCAAGTCGATGTTAACTCCATCCGCTGCATTTGCAGCAGTGGTTGCAAGTTTAATGGTGTTTGCATCCACTCTGATTACAAAGTGAGCACCAGCATCAGTTAAGTTTGCAAGTGTTGTTCCACCCTTATCAGAGTAAGTAACTTGGTCACCAGTTTGGAGCAAGTGTCCAGAAATGGTGATTGTATCGTTTGCAGTTGACACAGCACTATTTGCGTTGAAGGTCTGTTCAGCAGGAGCAGCAACAGTAACCGCTGGGGTTGACTGATAGTCAGAACCTACGTTAGTTACAGTCACAGTTGCAACTCTACCACCAGAGATGGTTGAAGTCGCAGTTGCTTGAGTACCCTCAAGTGTCTGTGCGTTGTTACCTGTACCTGTCAAGTTGATTGCAGTACCAGCATTCGCATTTGAAAGCGAGGATGCAAGTTTAATTAAATCAGCAGTGTGTCTGATTGCAAAGTATTGAGTTCCATCAACAAGACCAGCAAGTGCAGTACCACTACCATCTTGATATGTCAAGGCAGTACCAGTTTGCATATTGTGACTTGCAATCTCAATAGTGTCGTTTGCAGTTGACACCTTTGCAGTTGCAATAGTTCTTACAGTCGGAACTGGAATAGTGATTGTCGGTGCAGAACCTTTGTATCCTGTACCACCAGTTGCCACTGCAACAGTAGTAACATTATCAATACCAGCAGTTGATTCTGCGGCAGTGATACCGTAAACTTCACTATCAATTTGCGAACCAGCAGATGCAAAGTTCACAGGTGGTCTTGTTACTGTGCAAGCTGAATTACTGTTTGTTGAAGGTGAAAAGTCTTCCACAACAACAAATGCTTTAGTAGAAGTTCCTTGGAACGTCTGTGCATTGTTTCCACTTCCAGTTATGTTAATCACTGTACCACCAGCAGTTGCAGATACAGTAAATTTATCAGCATCTACAACAGTCTTAACAAAAACGGTTTCCCCATCTGTAAGACCAGCGATTGCAGTTCCACCGTTTGCACGATACACCAGTGGTGTATTTGCGACAAAACCGTGATTTGTAATTGTTATTCTTTCGTTACCAGGCGATACCGCTGATGTCGCAACAGTTCTAGTAGGTTGCAGACTTGCAACTCTTACCTTGTCTCCGTTGTCATCAATGACAATATCACCGACTTTGATTTCTGATGTATCGGCACTAGAGTTACCTTGTACTTGCTTACTTCCATTTGTGAAAGTATATGTACCAGATAATGCAGAACCGTCATCCATACTCCATGAGCTCATTTTAATTCTCCTAAGTTTGTATATACTCTTCTATTTATGTTATTTGAAACCCAACCGTTTCAATTCTGCAATAGTGTTTGTGGGGTCTGTATGATGTACTCCAATTCCACCTTTTGCTTCCCATTCGTGAATATTCTTAATATAATCATCAATTAACAGATTTGATTTACCATTAATCATTGCAAATTTTTGTTTGTCTGCTCTCAATACCAAATGAATACGAGACTTCTGGGTTAGTTTCGCATTCTTTTTCAACCATTGCATTTTACCCTTACGACTGTTTGGGTCTTGGGTTGAATATGCAGACAGAATATGTGCATCATATTTGTTTATAAATGTCCACATTCTCTGGGCGCCCATCATCCAAGGGAGTTTTGCCCAAAAACCACTGGTGGAAGAAATCTTCATCCACTTTTCCCTTTTATCTGCTTTTGGAAAAGGTACTCCAAGTACCTTTTCTGCACCTTCTAAAAAGTTACAAAGCACCATATCCATATCGCAATAGATGGTTGGAAGTTCTTCGTTCTCTTCCGCCACCAAATTATATACTTCATCGAACCGTTTCACTAGACTTTGTTCTTCTCATTCTTTAATTTAGGCATCTTGACAGAAGTTTCTACTGGTGTCATATCTTTACCAGAGTCAGTCTTCTTTGTGGTTTTCTTCGCTTTACCATCATCATCCATGCCATCACCGTCTTTGTCTTGTTCCATGTCCTGTGATTCAGTTTTCTTTGCAGCCTCATCCCACATTTGTCTCACTGATTCTGCAACAGACATGATTGACTCACCTTGAGATTTAATTGCCTTTGAAACTGCCTTACGTCTTTTGTGTAAGAACTTATCAGAGTCATCCACATCACCATCGTTGTCAATGTCCTTATCCTTACGGTCAGCAAACTTCTTTTTAACCGCTTTAGGTTGAACTGCATCAAGACCGTCACCGTCATCAGACTTGTCGTTCTTGTTGGTTTCAGACTTCATGACCTTTGGTTTGAACTTATTCATGATTTCTTTGTGATACTTGGTCATGTCCTTTGAACCAGCATCAACCATAAGTTCACCACCAGAGATGTTGTCATCATTGATATCGAAACTCATCAACTGAACTGCATCAAGCATCTTCTTTGCTGCCATTGCATCATTCTTGTTTTTGAATTTGTACTCAACATATTCAACCTTCTCATCAAGAGTTTCCTCTTTGATTACCTCTTCAGTTTCAGTGTCGTATTTTTTACCAGCAAACATGAAGGTCTTATCACCTTTTTCTTTTGCCTTTTGAGCAACAAAGGCAAACTGTCCTTGGTCTTCGTTCTTTGGTTTCTCACCCTTTTCCTTTTTGGAAATGGCGATTGCAGCCTGTTGAGCAGCGGATACGGCTTCTTCAAGACTGCCAGGTTTTGTATCAAAATATTTTGACATTATTTTACTCCCTTGGTTATAGCAGCAGTATACGCTGACATATTATCTTCTTTGATATCAGCAATTGATGCACCCATGTCACCGATTGCCAATGTCACTTTACCATCACGATTGTATAGGAAATGTTTTACACCTGTTGGATTATCTTTTGACTTCAGTGTAATCTTCTCCTGTTCAAACTTTTTACCTTTACCTACAATGTTCTTTGCAGTCACAGTAAATTCTCTGTAATCCTTACCTTTACTAATGGAAGAATCAATCTTAATCTTTACAGTTGAACCCTTCTTCAGTTTGTCAAAAATCTTCAGAAGTTTTGGGTCATCCATTTTCATCTCATCAAGTTCCCAAGATTCAACGACTGTTTCTTCTTTTACCAGTGCGGCAATATCTTTACCAGCAATATAGTCTGGAAGAACCTTCTCTAATGACTTTGCAATGTCTAAAGTCTTTGATGCTTCTTTCTTGAACTTGTCTGCAAAAGATTTCATTTGTTTATCTTTTTTCATCTTTGCAACAATAGAATCAATCTTCATTGAGATTGCTTTCATCTTACCTTCATCAAGTTCGTTTTCTTCTCCGTGGTTATATGCAATACTAGACATATACTCACCCTTCTTGGATTTTGGATACATTTTCATAAATGCTTTTGGGTCATTCTTTCCAATAACATCCATGATTGCTTCTGTTGGTTCTGTATCTAAATTATAGATATGTTTTCTCAAATCCATCAACTTACCTTGTGAGTATAAGTTTTTTGCCTTTTGATAATCTCTCTTATCAAGTCCACCACTTTTAATTAATCTATCAAAGTCATAGTTAGTCGATGCCTTAACACTTTCATCAATTTCAACATCTTCCTTGATTGGGTGTCCAATCATTTGTTTCTTCTTCACCTTAACAATTTTCAAAGTCTTCTTGTCTTTGATTTTCATAGGTGGAAGTTGTGCAGTTGTGATAATCTCCTTTGCACCCTTCTCAGAGGACGCCATTCCAACAATCTTGTCACCATCAGCAGTATCAACAACTACGAATGGTTCTTTCATCTCATCAAGTTCAGTCTCTTCTTTGACTGCTTTCTCCAAGTCATCTGCTTGTTTACCGTGAGTTGCAGAACCCTTTCTTAGATTCTTAATCAAGTCCTTCAGAAACGGTTCGTCTTCCTTATCAACCGCATCTGCCATGTAACCATTACCTTCACACTTAGGACAACCTTCTCCTTCACAGTCTGGACACTTAACCTTTTCAAGTATCTCTTCATTCTGTCTTTTCAGAACAGCAGCAACCTGTGGATGTGATGCAAGTCCTTTTTTGATTTTCTCAATCTGTTTGAATGCACCACTATAGTTACCCTGTTTATAACGTGGGTCAGATGCAATACCGATTGCCATCTTGATTTCTTTTTTTGAGAACCCCTCACGAATCTCTGCAAGGGCTTCACTCATGCTTTTTCCATATCTCATTTTTATCTTCCTTTAGTTATCGACTTTTGCACCAGCACGCCATTGGAAACAACTCCAATATCTTGCCTTCGTTTTCGGGCCTGGGTCATCGCAGTTGTGTCTCGCACGAAATGACTTTCTTCTCTCTGGGTCATCACGATTGATTGCCATGTTTGGGTCACCGAAACGAACCACTACGACCTTTCCCTTTTCATTCTTCACATAAACCTTAAACTTTTTGTTAGGGTTTTCACTTGTGCGAATTGGGTCATTCAGTTTTACTTTTTTACCTTGATACTCTGCTTGTTCTACAATGTGGTCAAAATGGTCTGCACAATCATCACAACATGGTTCAACCTTTTCTAACATTGCATGATAAGTCTTTGTCAGTTTAGACAACCACTCATCACCGTATCTTCCTACATATTTATCTCTTACAGATTCGTCAAGAAACCATTCGTCAATTGATTCTTTAGTTACAGACTGTCCAGGCGTCACCTTACGAGTATGGTCACCGTAATCTTTACCAATCTCATATGTCTCACCTCTTACCTTTGCGGCAAGGTCTGCATCTGCTTTACCCCAAGTGCCTTTACTCTTTGTGGTAAATGAATTCACTCTTGCAAGTGCCCATTGTTGTGGAGTAGCGCCTGGTCTATGTCCAGTTTTGTATGCGGCCATACCTCTATCATATACCTTTTTCAGAATACTGTAGGGCATTCCAGACTTCTCTGCTTTATTAACTAGAGCGGCAATCTTTTCATCTAAGATTTCTTCATCAATCTCATCCTGTGCTTTCAGTGCTGTTGGTATGTCACCCTTTTTAACGAGTGAGTTTATATACCCCATAAGTTGTCTTGCATCAACACCTTGTTTTTCAGCATTATGTTTTCTAATTACTTCACCAGCATGAAAACTGTTCCCATGTCTTTTCTTAATGTCTGATGCAACTGCATCTGCATATGCTTTTACAAGACCATCCATCTTTTTGGGGTGTGTCATATTGTAAATCTTATCACGAATAGCTTTACCTATCGACATTTCGTGTATCTCTTCTGCGTGTTGTTTTGCCATCTTAGTCAGAGTTGCATAGTAGATGGATTCACCTTCTTCCTTACCATACCTGTCAATAAAATCTTTCTTAGACACATCCTTCTCCAAACTCTTGAGTTTATCCTTCTCACCATCAGTAAGTTTTCTCTCATCCATACCAGCACGTTTTTGCCAATCGTATGATTTCTCATCTGTCTTGATTGGCCCACCCTTTGCCCAAGTGTGACACGCTCTTGCAGAATGACACTTAAAGTGGTGCATCCAACAGTATCCTAATCGTCCATCTTCATCAGATGTACTGCCCGGCAGACAAGCATCCATTCTCTCAGAAATATCAAATGCAACACAGTTATTACAAACAGACTTCTTTGCTGCCTCCTCAGTTGTCTTCCAGTACTTTGCGATATCTTTCCAGTAATCGCCTGGTTCATCAACATTCAGTGGCCCGTAGTTGTAGTTCTTGATTGTCGCATCTCTGTTCTTTGTATTCAGTTTCAAATCTTGTGTCGATGGTGGACACTTCATCTCTGCTTCAATAATTACTTCTTCCTTTGGTACACAGTTCGGCACCATCTTACCGTTCTTCTTTTTCATACCAACTTGTTTGTGAGTATCCCAACAAGGATTGTCATCTTCATTTATCTTTGAGGTGTCTGTTGCCATGAATGGGCCTCTTCTCAAAGTTTTAAATGGAATTTTAACTTCATTACCAAAGATTTCTTTTGGATGAATAATATTAAATGTAACCATTTCAGTATTATTATCAATACCCTTTAGTTCCATATCTATTTCTTTATAGACCTTACCTTTAAATTTCAAACCATGTGCAGTAACAAGTTTCTGAACCTTACCACCAGCAACTGCTTGTTTTGCTCTTTTCTCACCGTACATCTGTTTGAACTTCTTGGTGTGTTTTGATGGTTTGGTATCTGCATCTGCATCGCCAGGCGCAGGGCCTTTCTTACCTTTTTCAAAGTGTCTTGCTCTTGCCTTCTTAGTTGCAGTTGACATTTCGTCACCATCGGCATCCTTTGCATAATACTTTGCTGGTTGTGTACCTTCTCTGTCTTTGATATCCTTGTCCTGTTTGACTTCCTCAAGGTTGTGTAACCACACTCTTCTCAAGTCCTCAAATACAACATAGTTTGTACCTTTACGAATGATTGTACCTTCGTCACCATCAGTTGTTTTCACAACATCACCGACATTCCAAATCTCTCCACGAATGTAAAGGTCACGATTCAGTTCTTCTAATGTAAGGTTATATTCTTCTTTAACACCCATGAACTTGCGAACATCGTTAAATAGTTTTTCTCCATCTGCAAATCCTTTTGGAAGACCAAGTTTAAATTCGTCATACTCTCCAGACTGTGCTGCGGCTCTCATCTTAGATGCAGACATTCCTTCTACACCTTCTGCGTCTGGGTCACGTTCTCCAGCAGATACTACCTTGATATCATCGAATCCGTAGAAACCGTGTCTACCGTCTACACCGTTATACTTGTCTAATAGGTTTGAAAATTCATCAACTCTGTCAGAACCAACAACCATCACGATTGCTTTATGACCTTTGTTGTAAAGTTCAACCGCAATATCGAATACGTTTCTTGAACGACTTACTTTGATGTTCTTCTTATATTTTGAGAACATCTTCTTCATGTATGCGACCTTCTTATTGTGTGGAAGAGGGTCTTTCTTTGGGTTCTGTGAATGTGATGGATACACATACATGGGAGCGCCTGGGTTCTTACCCTGTTCCCTTGCGAGTGCATCTATAAGTTTTTCGTGACCAGTTGTTGGTGGATTAAATCTACCAAATGTGAATACAGCAGTGTCACCTCTCGCTTCTAGAAAAGTCTTCATATTAATCTCCTACCGCATCAGCAGCAGCCATTTTGTTCTTTTTAATTCTTTCACCTTCGCCTGCCTTTAACTGTCTCAAAATTTTCTTTGAGATTTTATCAATAACCTTACGTTTCTTTGCGACAATCTGTTGGTCTATCTGAATTCTTTTTTGGATGGGGAGTTCTTTGTAATTGATTGCAGGCCCCAAACTACGTTTGATGACCATCTGTTTTGCTTGACGTTTTGCAATCGCCTGTAACGCATCTGGGTCACGGCGTTTTATTCTTGCTCTTTTCTTTTTAATTTTAGTAGAAGATTTCCTCGCAAGAAGTTTCATACGTCTTGCCATCTTTCTGCGTTGTTGCATCATTTGTGATGGAGACTGTTTTTCCTCTACGGAATCTTCGTATAAATCTGTAAAGTTTCTCATTTATCCCATGCCTTTATCGCAGTAAAGTTATTAAAACTAAATTCCATTCTGTCAACAAGTTTTACTGCATCGCCTGATACTCTGTCAATTGCAACATAACCCTCTGGGTTTGTCACCTTAAATCCATTACTAGTCTTAATAAAAGTATCAGTTAAACCTTTAACACTATTTAGTTTTTTTACAATTCCCATCTTTGCATTTACCAGATGTGATTGAAAGGCAATAACCGCCTCTAAATTAGTTAAATCCTTCTTAAATTCTCTTGCGTACTCTCTACCTTTTGTTTCGAGAACATCTTTAGACTTCTGGGTTTTCAATTTTGCAACCTCTTTTGCAAAGTGATTTTCAACCCAAGTGACATACCCAGCAGCGTGTTGTTTTGGATTCTTGATTGCCTCACCCTTACGAACTTTTGAGTTGTTGTATGTTTTGAGTGATGCACCAACTAGTTTACCTGTCAGTGAGTTCTGTAGGTTTAGAAACTTTCTTAGTTTTGCAGAATTGATTTGTCGGAATGCACTACCAGCACTTGACAGGTGACCAGTTACTTCTGCGGTTTCGCCAGAGGTAAATGTTGCAGTACCAGATGCGTCTTTGTAAGTTGCATCATCCATCCATACAGATGAGGTCTTTGTCAGTTTACTAATATTTGCACCAAATGATGCCTTCATATCCTGTAGTGCAGAACCAGTATATGTTGTATGCCACACGACACCAATCTTTGCACTGTTGATTACTTTACCAAGGTCACTAGTTGTTGGAACAGCATATACAATAGTATTAGGCTGAAAAGTATAGTAGTTTGTGCCGTCAATTTTTGTTGTTGTAACATCGTCTGTAAACATGAGGTCACCTTGCAGTACACCTGTGATACCCAATTTAGAAAATTCTGCAAGTGCAACCTTAAACTTACTATTAAGATTTCCAGATAAGTCAGCATCAATCTCCGCCTCCGTCTTATAAAGTTTTGGTTCTACGTTGAATACTGATTTCTTTGCAACGAAAAACTTATTATCCTCTGGGTCAATACCAGCAAATATTGCAGGCGCTCCATCCCACTTCACAGTCATGTTGACTGAACTACGACTTGCACCAGAGAACATATCTCTTAGTGACCGCATGAAGTTGATTGCTGCACGACCACCAGGCACACCAAAGTTTAAGATTTCATCTTCGATATGTTCTAGGTGCAGATTCTTTCCTGCTTTATTTTCCATTAGTGACTGCATTATGGATAACTCACTGTTGACATGGCGTCAATTTTATAACTAAAACCACTACCACTTCTGTTGATAAATTGTATTTTAA